GCATCGACATTGGCTTGCGTAGAGGTGTCAGCGTGAAAAATAGTGCCAGAAGAGGTTATAGGACCACCCGTAAGGCCACCACCTGTTCCCACCGAGGTCACTGTACCGGAGCCTGTGCCATCAGCACCAGCAGGACCAACAGGGCCTTGGATACCTTGAGGCCCTTGGTCGCCCTGAATACCTTGAGGCCCTTGCTCGCCTTGGATACCTTGAGGCCCTTGCTCGCCTTGGATACCTTGAGGCCCTTGCTCGCCTTGGATACCTTGAGGCCCTTGCTCGCCTGTAGGACCAGCAGGGCCTGTAGCACCTACACCGTTAAGGACACCCATAGTAAGGCCCTGTTGCCCCGACAAAGTAGTCCCGAGACCTTCGGCTCCAGTAAGTGTTGTTCCTGCAAGCGACGTATTAACTGTAGCTGTAAGATTAAACTTAGCCATTATTAGTCCCTTGTGATGTCTTCAACAACAGTAATAGTAAAGGTATCAGAAGAACTTACAGAGTCTGGTGTAGCAGAGGTATCAGTGAACTCAATATCTACGTTCATTACACCAAGGGGCCAAGACTCAGTAGCTAATTGGCCAGTAGGAGTGCTTGTGTATGCTGCTTCACTTTTAAGGTTAAACAAACCACCAGCAGCATTGGTGATATTAACACCGGGAGGACTTTGGTTTTCATTCCACTCAAGGATAAGAGTGCCATCGGCACTTCTAGCTTGCGCTCGAATGTCATAATTAGTGATGTCTACAGCTACTCCGTTCTCGTCAAGAGTGAAGTCTAGCTGGAAGGTATCACCACGTTTATGATTAATGTTAGCCATTATATTACCTCAACAGCATCAAATGAAATGCCATAAATACTGGCATTGTTAATGGACCAAGAAGTCAGACCGGAAGTCAGCCTAAACTTGCCTGTAGTGGACTGATGGACTACAGAGGTGCCAGAAGCAACAGTGCCTCGAATATGAGGCCAGATGTCAGCAGTACCGTCACCATTAACGTCCCAGTCCACAGTGTTAAGAACCTTGTGCAGAGTTCTGCTAGAGCCTGTCCCAATCTGGATGTAGTCACCCGGAAGAAGTACATTGCTTTTAGCAGGACCAGCACCTTTAGTTAAAGCTACAGTCTCGTCTCCAGCAGAAGCAGCAGAGTCTAAAGTTACGGAAGTTCCAGATGCGATTGTTCCCCGAGGAGTTACCATATTAGGGTCTCCCAGATAGAAAGTGCCTACAGGCCCCTTGAGGGAAATAAGGAAGGCTACCCACTCTTCAGCAAGGTCTTTTCTAACCGGGGGTATCTTAACCGAGGCTTCCCACCTTTGGCCCTGATGTTGTACTACCTGTTGACTAAACGTAAAAGGAGACTGGCTTACACCAACTACGTTGTTAGCTCGTAGCTCAATCTCAGCAATACCAATCGTAGTGGGAAGGGATAGGGGGTAGGTGATAGCCATTAGCCAAAGGCCCTTCGCATCTGTCCGCCTCTCTGACGGGAATTAATAATCTGTGCCTCAGTCATCTTGGCAATCTTAGGTGCAGCCTCAGCAATAATCTTCTTGACAGAATCATCGCCGTTAGCAGCAAAGTTGAAGGTCTGGTTGACTGTTACGTTGCCACCGCCCTCTACACCTAGCTTACCATTAGGGCCTCGCTTCAGTGGCATGATAGCTTCAGGACCAGCCTCACCCATAAGACCAGTGCGACCACCGGACATACCAAACATAGTAGGAGAGCCTACGATACCACCGTTGGCAAATGGGATGACGTTACCTGCACTAAAGGCACCACCTTTGGCGTAGTGAGGGAGGGAAGGAACTCCTCCCCCAAACAACCCACCAATCATAGAGCCTATGTTAAAGCCTGTTCCTCCACCTCGTTGACCGGGAACTGGCATGCCACCCATGATAAAACCAGAGATAGAGTTAGTGAGGCTCTGGATTAAGGGTTGCCAGATAAGGATGTCCATGATCTGTTGAATAATGTTCAGCGCCATATCTCGGAAGGCTTCAGAGGCGGTCTTAGTGCCGTTTACAATACTCCTCAGTGCGCCTACAGTCTCGTTAGCTAAGGTGCTTGCTACAGCTTGGACCTTTTCTTTAGCCTTGGCTAAACGCTCTTCCTCTGCTTGTTGTTTTTTCATAAGAGCGATGTCTTGACGACGAAGCTCTAAGATTTCGTCGTAAGAGCGTTTCTGATCCTCGTTTAGTTGCTCTCGGGTAACTCCGAGGGCTTTCACCAAGTCTTGCTCTTCTTTAGACAAGTCCACAATCTTACGGTTAAGCAAGATTTCTTGTCTTCGGCTAAGAAGTACCCCGTTCAGTTTGTCTTGGAATTTGGCATAGGCTTGGGCTAACTTTTCGCCTTGGTCCTCTGGCTTAACCCCACCTCCACCTCCGGTGCTTGGGGTAGGCGCATTGATCTGTGCTAACATTGCCTCATACTGAGCCAACTGACCAGAGCGACCTTTAAGTAGTTCATCAGCAAACCGTGGACCCACAAGCTCAATAAGTTTAGCACGCTCTTCTGAAACTTTCATGCGCATGGAGGCCATCTGTCCTGCCAGCGCTTTACCAACTCCTTGACCTATCAAAGAGGCTTGGATTGCAGTGCGCTTAAAGGCTTCGTCAATACCTGCTGAGAGAGACTGTAGTTGCCCAAAAAGCTGAACTAATTCTCTTGAATACTCTACAGTCTTTTTGACGGACTCTTCTTGACCCTCAGACGATTCTGTAACACTCTTCAGCCTGTCGTATAGGGCGGAAACTACGCCTTCAAGTTTGTCGAACTGTTCTTTGTTAATCTTGTTAGTATCAAGAAGCAACTTAGCTTGTTGTGCAACTGTAAGCATTGCAGATTCAAGCTCATTAGCATTGGTCAGGTCTATGTTTTCAATTTCATCAAAGACATTGGATAGCCCTTGAAGGCCCTCAATTTTTCTGGATAACTCGGCTATTTCTTCGGCATTGTCGGCACCTGCCCTCAACTGAAACCTAAGATTTTTAGCGTCTTGCTCCATGTCACGAAGAGCAGCCTTTGATTTTTCTAGAGAGGTGGCAAAAGTCTCACCAGTCTTCTTTACAGCAAGCTCTAAGTTCAAGTCTTCAAAAATCTTAAGGGCCTCTAAAGCGGAACCACCTAAGTCGTCTTTTATAGCAGAGGCAAGTTTGCTAGAAGAAGACTGAAGGCTATCAAGGGCTTCTTTTGCCTCATCAACCCTGTCGGAAAAAGATTTAAACAGCCCTCCGCTTTCCATCAAGGCTCTGGCAAGCATGGAACCAAGTACAAGACCTACACCAGTCACAGCACCAGCCAGACCCGGCAGCAAGCCAGCTAACTGCGCTCCTTGCTGTGAGAAAGCTACAAGTACGTTTTGACCAGACTGGACCTGTACAAAGAAGTCACCAAACTGATAACCCGCATTCTGAATGGTGGCATTCATACGGTTGGTGTTCTTACGAATACCAGTCATAGATGCTGTAGCACGGTCGATCTGTTGCTGAGTGTAGCCGTACTGCTTGCCCAGAGCTTGTACTTGTGCAACAGCCTGTTTGTTGGTGATTACATTAAGGCGCATCGCCTCATTGACTTGCTTTATCGCCCGTTGGAACTCTTTCTCTTTTGCAAGAAGGGGCTTTAGTTCCTTTTCTAGCCTGTCATTGGCAGCAGTCAACTCATTGGTGTACTGAGTAGCCTTAACTACGTCAGACGAGTCAACTGTAATTGTTATTAGGTCAGCCATTCATAACCCTCATGTAAACTAAGTCGAGCCTCTTTACTGCCTCTACGTCTCTGGCAGATAGGGGCGTCTGAGTTAGTTCCTTCCATGCTTTAATTTCTTGGTATGTTATCGGGTTAGGGCCACTGAAGCCTGATGTCCTTGCAGACGATAAACTAATAAAGGCAGACCAGAGATACTCTAGGGAAATGGGGAAGTCGGGGCCTTCTAATTCCTTTGGAGTACGTCCTGTCTGCCTTTCTACTTGCTCTAAGTGATCTAGTTTTGTTGTGCCATCTTGACTCTTGGATAGGTCGAAGCTCCATTCAGCATACTCGACCAACTCGTCAACTAGGCTTGCGTAAAATCCAGAGTTTCGTTAATCGCCTCTTCAAGCTGGTCTTTAATCCAAAAACACTCTGAGTAGATTTCTCGTGCCTTAGCTACCGACAGCTTAGGACTTTCGCCATCGTAAGTGATGTCCCACTCTTTTGTAGCCTTAGCTAGGATGTCGATAGACGACTTCTCTATGTCAGAGGCAGAGATTTGTACTCTCTTGCTCTTCTGCAACTGTGCTAGTCTCTTGTCGGTCTGCTCATGCACCAGCTTCTTGTACTCGGGAGAGTGTGGTGCATGGAGAGTAATACTCATCTCACGCTTCTTAGTGCCTTCGTTCATCAGAGGCTCAAGAGTGTTTGGATGTACCAGAATAACTTCGATTGTATCAGAAGTCGGGGTAAGGTTCTTCAAGTCCATAGTCGGGTTCCTTTATAGGGTCAGGTGGGAAAATGAATGAGAGAGGGAGCCACCCGACAAGCTCACCTCTCTCCCCTTGGCCAAGGGATTCTTATGTCGTAGTGATCTTAAAGAGAGTGTCGTTGACTGCGCTCTCGTAAAGACCCACGAAGGAAAGGTTGATGATACGGGAGTTAGGGCCATCTACCGGAATGTCACCAGAGTTAAACTTAACCCGTGGGATAAGGAACGTCATGGTGTTAGTACCGTCACCAACCTGTGCAGAAATAGAGCTTTCTACTTCGCTAACAAACAAGTTCTCAAGTGTGGTCAAGTCCTCGACGTAGGCGGTCAGAGTGCCTTCCAGAACTGCCTTACCAAACTCAAGCTGTGGGGCAGAGTCGCTGCCTACTACAAAAGTAGGAGCAAAGGAGTTTGTCAAGGTAAAGTCAAGACTGGTTACAATAGAAACGGCAGAGCCACCAACAGAGATAGTACCACTGTAGGAATCATAAGGCACTGGCTCTGAGTCGTCAACAGGTACGTCAGTAGCAGAGTTCTCAAGAGACATATCTTTGCCTACCATGCCAAAGGTAGCAGTCACCATTTGATTAGGTGCAATAGACACCCCCATAGTAGAAACAGTCATGCCCGTAAACTTACGAGCTTTGTTGATGTCCTTAAACTGGTCTTCAATAGTGAAGTAAGAAGGCGTAGTGCCAATACTAGCACCGCTTGACAGCGAATCGCTGGTCATCAGGGCAGACTGGATCAAAGAGTCGTAAGTGCCGTTACGAAGGTCTACAGCAATGTCACCAGCTACCGTCTTATTGCCGTGGCGGTCAACTCGACCCATACGGTCTGGCTGAATGTCGTTACCCTGTACACGGTCCTTAGACAGGTTCAGAGAGTGGCTAGTAAATGGGAGATTGATGTCTACAGTAACTGCTGTGCCAAAAGCACTTTGAGCGCCAAGAGCAAGCTGTGAACGAGAACCTTGTGCGAAAGCCATTTGCTTCCTCCTTAGTTATAAATATAGAACCCGATGTTTACCGGGACATAATAAAACGGAGTGTCTAACCCGCCACCTTCTCGTTCGGCATAGTCGATAGACACAACAAAAGTCTCACCTTGGGTGTT